GGCGACTACATCATCAGCAAGTAAAGAAAGGTGAAAAAAATGACCAGCGCAGAATTCATCGAAAAAGCAACTGCCCACATCCGCTCTCTAGAAATCCAAAAAGAAGATGGCTCAACATGTGCCATGTATGAGATAGACGAATTTCTAGCAGACATGTTCAACGCCATCCCAAAACTAGAAAACGAATTTGAGTTCTTTGAAAAAGTAGGAAGATATGTAGTGCCAGACTGGATAATTTTCAGTAAGGCGATAAAGCAAGTTCAAATTCCTGACTGGGTTCTAGACCTACCTTAAAGACCACCCCCGTCCCTCGCCCTTTCCTTGTTACAGGCAGGGGCGGGGGTTTCCTGCGTTATAAAAACGGCTTACAAGCGGTGCGTTAGAATTGACGTAGCGGATAAGAGTCAACTCTGCCGTCCAGTTGAGCGTTAACGCCACTAACACATTTGTAAACAACTAACTAGGGAGACAACATGTCTGAGTTCGTAAAGGCTCAGCAGGAACTCCGCGCAAATCTGACTGAGCAGATCCGTGAGGTAATCGACGGAGCTGAGACAGAGGGTCGTGGACTAGACGCTGCAGAGCTTGAGAAAATCGACCGCATCGAAGCTGACATTCGTAAGGCCGATGAAACAATCGCCGTTGCTGAGCGCAACGAGTCACGCAAAATGGAGGCAGCAGTAGCAGCCAAGGGATTCATCCCATCCGTTTCAGAGGAACGTGGTGCCGCTGAGATTCTGCGTAGCATTGCTACCGGTGAGATGCGTGACTACACCTTTGAGAAGCGTGCTGCACTAGCACCTTCAACCGACACCGTGCCAAAGTCGTTCTACGATGAGGTATTTGATGTCGCACGCCTGACCTCTCCAATGCTGGAGACCTCACAGGTAATTGCAACCGCAAGTGGCGAGGACTTGACCATTCCTGTGCTCAATGCTTACAGCACCGCAGCACTTGTCGCTGCAGCTGGAACCGTTGCCGCTTCGGAGCCAACATACTCAAGCATCACTCTTGGTGCCTACAAGTATGGCTTCCTAATCCAGGCAGCAAACGAGCTAGTGGCAGATGCAGGCTTCGACCTAGCATCGCACCTGGCCCAGCAAGCAGGTAACGGAATCGGTTACGGAATCGGCGATGCGCTAACCAACGGAGATGGTTCATCCAAGCCAAACGGTATCGTCACCGCAGCAGGTTCCGGCGTGACCGGCGGCACTGGCTTGTCGGGCGTCCCAACTGCGGACTCTCTGATAGACCTCATCTACTCCCTAGACGGAGCAGTACGTCGCCTCCCAGGAATGGGCATCATGGCGAACGGTTCCACCATCGGTGCAATCCGCAAGCTGAAGGACACAGCTGGAAACTACCTCTACCAGGTCGGCGTAGGTCAGCCTGACACCTTCGCAGGTGTTCGAGTAGTGGAGAACCCACACGTCCCAGACACCGGTACCGGTGCCAAGTCAGTTCTCGCTGGAGACCTGAACAGCTACAAGGTTCGCACCGCAGGTGGTCTGCAGGTGGCATCCTCACAGGATTACGCCTTCAACACCGACCTGACTACGTGGAGATTCCTCATCAGAGTTGACGGTGATTTGACACACTCAAGTCACGTCAAGTACTTCAAGGGTGGCGCAAGCTAGTCCTTGAGATAAGCGAAACCCCCCGCGTTTGTAGGTTGGCGCGGGGGGTTTCTTTATAGACTAACTAAATGTCAACCTACAAGCAACTAACTGGCGCAATTTCGATAGCCAGCAACAGCCCCACAGCTCCGACCGGATATGGAGTCCAGGTCAAACTGCTGGTTGAGCGGCTCAAAAGGGCCGGCCTCGATCCAGCAATTCTGAGCAATTACGGACTAGAAGCTGGCATGAGCACGCACTCAACTCCGTATGGTGACGTGCCACACTACCCCAGGGGAGTGACTCTTTATTCTGGAGACATTATCCCTACACACCATAAGCAGCACTTAGCTGGTAGAAACATCCCCAATGCCGTTCTGACCCTTTACGATGCGTGGGTATTTATAGACCAGCCTGGACTCGACGACTTGCAGTTCTGGTCATGGACACCGGTAGACCACATCACGCTACCGCCAAAGGTTCGTCAATGGGCGGAGAAGCCTAATGTCAAAACCATAGCGATGTCTCCCTTTGGTCAGGCCCAATTTGAGAAGTTCGAAATCGACAGCACCTACATCCCGCACGCCGTGGATGGACAGGTCTATAAACCAACAGACACCATTCGAGGCATGAAAACTCGTGACTTCATTGGCATACCAGAAGATGCCTTCTTAGTTGGGATGGTTGCAGCAAACAAAGCAAACGGAAGCATCCACCGGAAAGCATTCGCAGAACAGCTCCTAGCTTTCACCATGTTCTCAAAAGACCACCCAGATGCCTACCTCTACATACACACGGAGCCAGGCAAACATCATGGCGGGTTTGGATTGGTGAACTTGATAAAAGCGTTGGGCTTGAGCCTTGACCGTGTGCTTTTCCCAGATCCGGTGCAGATGCGATACGGATACCCAGACGAAGAAATGGCAGCACTTTACTCGACGATGGACGTGCTCCTGCACGCTTCGTATGGTGAAGGGTTTGGGGTGCCGGCAGTCGAAGCCCAGATGTGTGGCACACGAGTCATAGGTTCTAACTGGACGGCAACGCCAGACGTGCTAGGTGAAGATTCCTACCTCGTCGAGGGGCAGCCGTTCTGGGACGAAGCTCAGCTCAGCTTCTTTCAGATACCGCTAGTGCCTTCGCTTATCAGCGCACTCAAAGAGTCATACAAAGACAGCCGAGGAACATCACTGCAAGCGGTCAAGTTTGCTAAGCAGTTCGAGGTGGAAAACGTCTGGAAAAAATACTGGATGCCTTACTTGGAAGCAAACCTATGATTCCAGTTCTAGGTTTTGCAACGCTTACACGATTTGACCTGGCGCAGCGCCTCCTTGATTCCATCGACTACCCCGTGGAAAACGCAGTCATTATTGACAACTCGGGCAAGCGAGAGTGGCAACCAAAAGTAAACGACAACATCAAAAACCTCTGGCTGATTCAAGTGCCCTATGGGTTGGGTGCAAACGGTGCATGGAACCTGATAATCAAATCAACCCCGCACGCTCCGTATTGGGTGATTGCCAATGACGACTGCTGGTTTGAGCCAGGACAACTAGAAGTCATAGCCGATGAGGTCGAGCTAGGCGCATTCAACTTTGTTCACATTACGCCGGCATGGAGTTGTGTGATCCCGACAGCAAGCTCCGTCGAGGATGCCGGACTTTGGGATGAAAACTTTCACCCGCTCTACTTTGACGATGACGACTACGAATGGCGCATGCGAGAACTAGGCGTAAGGTTCAACACCATCCAGGCGATAGTAAATCACGACAATAGCTCAACCTTAAAGTCGGGGTTTGCCCAAAAGAACTCCGTTACCTTTCAGCGCAACATGAAACTATACAAAGACAAGGTCGCCGCTCGCGAGCTGAAGTCAAGACCATGGTCGCTCAAAACGCGCAGGGAAAACTCATGGGAGTAAGGGTCTACACCGGCGGCACGTTCGACCTGTTCCACAGCGGACATGTCAACTTCTTGAGACGTTGCAGCGAGATGGGACACGTAACAGTCGCACTAAACACGGACGAATTTATAGCCGCCTACAAAGGCCAGGCCCCAATCATGAGCTACAACCAACGCAAGGCAGTCCTCGAAGCCTGCCGATACGTTGACAAAGTGGTGGCAAACACGCACGGAGCAGATAGCAAGCCCTCAATTATCCAGGCGAATCCCGACCTGATAGTTATTGGTTCGGACTGGGCCAGGAAGGACTACTATGCACAAATGCAGTTCGACCAAGACTGGCTCGACCAGCACGGCATAGGCTTGTGTTACATTCCCTACACCGACCAGATAAGCACCACGATTCTGAAGCAGCGAGCGAGAGTAGAATAGACACATGGCAATCACGAATGGTTATGCGACCCTTGCACAAATCAAGGCGAGCGCAAGAATCGATGACAGCGTAGATGACGACCTGCTGGAGCTTGCCGTTGAAAGCGCAAGCCGGCAAATTGATGCCGCCTGTGAGACTCAGTTCTTTCAGACCGCCACCACACGCATATACACACCGCAAGATTCTTACGTCACAGAGATAGACGACCTCGTTAGCGTGACAACCATCAAGACATCAAGCGCAGCAGATGGAGTATTTGATGTGACATGGCAGACCAGCGACTACCAGCTGGAGCCACTAAACAGTTTGTCCGGTGGGATAGCGTCGAGCTACAACCGCATTAGAGCCGTTGGAGATTACACCTGGCCCATTGCTGGCTTGGAGGCAACCGTGCAAGTGAACGGAACCTTTGGCTACTCATCCGTTCCGACAGCCATCACCCAAGCAACCATCCTGCTCGCAGCAAGAATCTTTAAGCGCAACGATTCACCACTTGGCGTGACGGGCTTCGGTGACATTGGTGTGATCCGCGTGGGCAGACTCGATCCAGACGTGGAGGCGATGATTGCTCCATACAAGAGGCTGAGATTTGCATGAGCATCAGCACTATAAGGTCAGCACTCGCAACTAACCTCGCAACGATTTCTGGATTACGGACAGCGTCTGAGATTCCAGATAACCCAGCCCCGCCGGTTGCGGTAGTCCAGATCACGAACGTGAGCTATGACGGCGCATTTCAGCAGGGCATGACCACCTACAACTTTCTCGTTTCCGTGATTGTCGGACGGGTCGCCGAGCGGGAAGCCCAGCGCAGGCTGGATGCTTACTCCTCAACCACCGGCGCAAGTTCTGTCAAGAACGCAATTGAGAGCGACAAAACTCTCGGTGGTAACGCATATGACGTAAGGGTCACAGATATGACTAACGTCGGTGCGGTATTATTGGGAGAGGCAACATACATAGCGGCGGACTTCGCCGTTACCGTTTACGCACAATAGAGGAGAAACATCGTGGCAAAATTCGTGGCTACGGACTACGCAATTACAATCGGCGGGACTGACTTTAGCTCGAGCCTTGCCGCAGCAACCCTGGACATCACCGTCGAGGAGCAGGACACTACTGCCTTTGGCGCAACTGCACGCACCCGAATCGGTGGCTTGCAGGATGCCAGCCTGACCCTAGACTTCCATCAGGACTTTGGGGCTTCATCAGTTGACGCTACCCTCTTTCCATTTTTGGGAACTCAGGCAACCGTCACCATCACCCCAACCAGCGGAACAATCTCGGCAACCAACCCGACCTACACCGCTGTGGCACTGGTTACCCAATATCAGCCATTCGCTTCAAGCGTTGGTGATTTGGCTACTCTCAGCGTGACATGGCCAGTCAGCGGCGCAGTAAGCCGAGCTGAGTCCTAGGATAAATAAATGAACATCAACCTACTCCTCACCTACACAGACGGTAACGCTAAGGAACTGACCGCAAAGGCGGTTGACCTTGTAGCTTTCGAGTCGAGGTTTGACCTTAGTGTTGCCCGTCTGGAAAACAACATCCGCATGACTCACCTCTTCTTCTTAGCTTGGCACGTGGAACACCGCACCGGTGACACCAAGGCAGAGTTCGAGAAGTGGCTGGAATCAGTTGAAACCATTGAGGCTCTGCCAGTAAAAAAATAGTCGGGCTAGGTGACGACAGCCTGCACTGGCGCATCTCCTGGATAGCAGCCGAAACCGGAATCAGCCCACTAGAACTGATACAGCTTGAGCCGAGAATGCTCTGGACATTGGGACGTTACCTCGAAGCAAAAATAGAGAGGCAACAGCGGAAGCGATAAAATTGTTCTAGACGGGAGCGCGGATGATTACACCAAAGGTCGAGGCACAGTATGTCCGCGAGGCGTTGAAAGAATTAGGGGAACTCGAGGAAAACGCAATCAAAGACTTGCGCCGAGAGTTGCGAACTAAAATCAGCCCCTTAGCAAAAATGGTAGGAAAC